TCATTTGGTGTAATGTTCTCATTTTGTGTACTGATTTATTTAGCATTGGTTCTAATTCTTTATTTATGTTCTTTATTGTGTTTGTGTCATTACTTTATTTTTATGTTCTCTGTTTATGTTCTTGTATTGGTAAGATTGGGAGAACTAATAGAGAAAACGTATCTCATTGATGATTCTTATCATGTTTCCCTAGTTTTACATGATTTCCTTTCTTTAAAAAAAGATAATAAATATCAATTAGTTATGATTATATCGTTGTTCGTTTTATGCATTTCGGGAGGGGAACAAAAGATGATTTAGCTCAAATATTCCACTTTGCGTTTTTCGTTTTGCTTTGCCTTTTTCATGCAAATTTGCTAGAAATAAGCAAAGATTTAATTATTAAGCAAAGTTACAAGCTGGAGATGACAGTATGTCTTTGAAAAAGTTATTGCAAGATTGTGTTACGAGAGGTCAAGAAATGACCCAAGCAATTGCTATCGCTCAATTCGGTGATGATAGTCCTGAAGCTCGGCGTATCACCCGCCGATGGGGTATAACTGAAGTAGCAGATTTAATTGGTGTAACTCCTCAAGCAATTAGAGATGCTGAGAAGAGCGGGCGTTTACCTGCACCTGACTTTGAAATGAGAGGAAGAATTGAACGTCGTGCTGGTTATACCATAGATCAAATCAACAGTATGCGAGCAGTTTTTGGCAACCCAAACCAACGACCACAAGATAAAAACCCTGTTGTGCTTGCCGTTATGTCACACAAAGGCGGCGTTTATAAAACATCGTCTGCGGTACATCAAGCTCAATGGTTAGCATTACAAGGTCATCGTGTTCTTTTGGTTGAAGGTAACGATCCTCAAGGCACGGCCTCTATGTATCACGGTTATGTTCCTGATTTACATATCCATGCCGAGGATACTTTACTGCCATTTTACTTAGGAGAACGCGATAACGCTGAATATGCTATAAAGCCAACATGTTGGCCTGGGCTAGACATTATCCCTAGCTGCCTAGCTTTACATCGTATAGAAACAGATCTCATGCAATATCATGCTCAGGGTAAATTGCCTCATCCTCCACACCTTATGCTGCGCGCAGCTATTGAATCAGTTTGGGATAACTACGATGTTATCGTTATAGATAGTGCTCCGAACCTCGGTACAGGAACCATTAACGTTGTTTGTGCCGCTGACGTTATTGTTGTTGCTACACCTGCAGAATTATTTGATTACGCTTCTGTTCTACAGTTTTTCACAATGCTTCTCGATCTATTGGAAAGCGTTGACCTAGGTGGATTTGAGCCAACCGTTCGCTTACTTCTGACTAAATATAGTCTCACTACAGGGAATCAATCACGATGGATGGAAGAACAAATAAGAAATACATGGGGATCAATGGTATTACGTCAGGTTGTACGCGTTACCGATGAAGTAGGTAAAGGCCAGATAAAAATGAGAACAGTATTTGAACAAGCAGCAAACCAACGTTCAACATTGAATGCATGGAGAAATGCTGTTTCTATATGGGACCCTGTTTGCCGAGAAATTTTTGATGATCTAATAAAACCTCGCTGGGAGAACGAATAATGAAACAGCGCTCTCTTCTAAAAAATGCTCCAGATATTAATCGCATTATGAGTAATAATCATCATGCCCCTGAACATCAGCCCGTATCACCTATGGTTGGTGATTTAAAACGTCAACTGAGTTCATTAACCGGTAACAGCATAACTTTGCCAGTATGCGGACGTAATGTTAACTTTAAGTTAGAGACAATTCCCGCAGATAAAGTTGAAATGGCAACAATGGTATGGCTAGGTAATGAACGCGATCAAGATTTATTAAATGAATCCTCTCTAGCCGATTTAATCCCATCTTTTCTAACGTCTGGACAACAAAATCCAGCTTTCGCCAGAAAAGTGTCTGGAGTCGTTGAAGTCGCTGACGGCTCACGTAGAAGAAAAGCAGCGATATTAACAGGATGTGACTATCGCGTCTTAATAGGTGATCTCGACGATGAACAGATGCATTGGTTATCCCAAATTGGTAACGATTATAGGCCTATTAGTGCATACGAAAGAGGAAAGAGATACTTACGCAAGCTAAATGACTTTGATGGTAACGTTAAAGCATTAGCCGAGGCTGAAAATATAGACAGAAATATTATCACTCGCTGTATTAATACAGCTGGTCTACCAAAAGATATATTAGCTATCTTCAATCATCCAGGAGAACTGTCAGCTCGTGCTGGAGATTCTTTGTTTAAGGTCTACAAAAAAAACATGGCTGCCATGAGCAATGCTGCTCATCATCTTCTGGCAATTAAAAAAAACGGCGAGGATTTAGAAGCTTCACGGATTATACAAATATTATCTGACTCTGTTCTGGTTGGCGACGAGGAAAAAACAAAAGACGAGAAAAAATATGGGGAAGGGATCACGGCTAGATATAAAGGTAATTTTGTAACTATAAAAATTGATAGCCGAAAAATATCTAAAGAAATACTAAGCAGAATTGAGTTGTTACTAGAGGAACAATCTACTGATAATTAAGAAATATCCCCTGCATCGCAGGGGATATTGATTTATGGTTGACTTGGCCACTCGATATCTGGAGATAGTGATGTATCAACACGATTCAACAACACCCGATACTTTTTCCAGGCTTCCAGCAACGGGGTTTCTTCCTCCGTTGCATATACAGCTCACCTTTTTTCACCCACGATAAACCAACAGCCAGACCAGCAGACACGCCACCATCGGTACAGCAAAATCCATAAGGCTTGCCACATCCCACGCGCGCGGATCAAAACCGCCCCACCACGGCATATTCATTCGCTTGCCATGCCCGAACATTTCAATCCAGCGATATTCTGCCTGGGTGTGTTCCCGCGCAATGAAGAACGTACAACCAGCTATCGCACCGTAAACCCAGTTTCCGGTAAAAAGGCCAATCAGTACCTGCGCAGCCACAGCACAAAGTGCATGAAGGAAAGGTGTTATATCCATTTTCATCCTACCCAATAAAACGGGGCGCTCGGCCCCTTGATATTATTTAGACGCAAGCGCCGCCTCAATTGCAGATAATCTTTGTCTTAATTCTGCGTTTTCTTCTTCCAGTGCTGTTATTCTGTCGTCTGACTCTCTGGCTACCTGAACAAGCAAGCCAGTAACACCAGAATAATCTACTGTGTAATAACGTTCACCTTCTTCACCTTCCGATCCGCTTGCACCGTCCTGATATTTCATTGCGGAACCTACAACTTCTGGGATTGCTTCCAGAGCTTCCTGTGCAATGACACCAGCATAGGGCATACCGTTTTCTTTAAGCGTGTATGTATAGCCGTTCATTTTACGGATGCGGTCGGTTGCATTATCGATCACCTGAATATTGTCTTTCAGATCCCGGTCAGAGCCTTGATTAAATGCACTTGCATTGCACGCGCCGTTAACCGTTAATTCGTAGGTATTGCTGGTAGTTTTCTGCGCATAGAACATATAAGCGCCACCATCAACACCGACTTCATAAACAACAGGACGGCTGGAGTTGCCCCACAATTGAGCAGTAACACCAGCATAAGCGGTTCCCTGTGTGTTTAATGTCATGGTTGACCCATGATTGGCATATTTGATCTGTAATGTGTCGGTGTAATCAAATTTAATAAGCGCGTTACTTCCACGCTTGCTGTATGACATAAGGCAGTTACCCATTTTGAGGTATCCGCTGTCACCGGGAAAAATCATCGTACCGCCATAAAGGTTGGTAAAGTCCCAGCAAATGTTTGTCCCGTTATCGTTCAGGTTAAGGCGCGCCATTGCGTTACCTGGACTGTCTATCCATTTTTTGAGGTATAGTTCGCAATATGCATCCTCAACACCTGCCGTCCTGTGAGTTGAGCGGAGTTTTCTCCCAAATATAGCTCCGCTAGTTGGCAATACCTGCTGATACCATGAAGCAGACCAGTCACCAACGGTTTCATTTTTGCTGTCTACATATGATTTTGTTACGTAGCTTCCTTGATCGTTTTTTAATTTGCTAACATCGGATTTTAGCGTTTTGATGTCATCAGGAATTACTGTCGATGTAGCCATTATTCTTCCTCACATCCAGCCACGAAGTTGATGCTCAACAGCAACCACGTATTCATCGAATATTGACGGTGTTTTCACATCATTAATGATGCGCACGTTTACAAAATATCCGTCTTCCTTAACACATACCGGCTCGCCATCTTCAGTAAGTTCTCCGGTTTCTTTGTACACGTTACCTATCACGTCAATAAGAATATCATCCTGCATCGACTCGTCATCATAATAGCCAGCACTCTCCATAAAGGCCGAAAAGTCGGCCCTGTCGGCAAATTTGAGTGTTAAATCTTTCATTAGATTGACTCCCCCACCTGAGCATCAGTCAATGCCTTGTGCCATATTCTGAAATTCCTGATATGACCAAATAAATGACGTAACCCTGCTGTAGTCTGGCCTCCAATACGGATGGTTGCAGAGTTCTGAATATAGGACCACGTAGTCTTTTTTTCGCTGGATATGCGCCCGTTACTTACTGAGCACGTAGACTGATCTGATTTTACACGCATCCCCATAACCATTTTTTCAAGCGATGCGTTTTCGTTTACCCGTCTGTTAGCTCCTCCAATATCGCAATAAGGAAATCCGTCTGGCCCATCTGCCGAAGATCCGAACCCAAGAATAATAGCCGCTCCGGTTTGATGACCGCCGGTATCAAAAACACGCGGCGCTGCATTTGGCGTTTTATACCAGTTCTTATGTACCTCACAAAGAACCGTAAAAGGAAGATTATAAAGATTATTCTTAATGGGAACTGTAACTATATCGCTTGCGCGGGTCGCCGCCGTCGTTCCTGATATAATAAAAGATGATACACAAGGCCCATTTTCTACTTGTGGGGTGGCCAGATAAATATAGTCACCAGATACGGTTGCCCCGCCCTGCTTAGGAGAATACTGTATCTGAGAACCTATTTTTAACTCCCCATCAATTGCCTGAATTGTTGCCTCTGCAAAAATCCATCCGGTAGCTTCGTCCTTTCTGACTCTCGCTGTAATCCTTGAGGCAGCACCGCCTGTCATATTAATTTCAAGCGTTTGTGTATCAATATACGCATCACCAAGAAAAGTTGTTGCGCTACCGTCATATTTATCAAACCGGATACGCAACCTTACCTGCAGTTCTGTTTTAAAACGACATGAGGTTGTCACGTATTTATTATCGCCTGAGACATCAACTGACTTTGTTGCAGCAATTGATGCCATATTAATGGCTGAGGTTTGCCCAATCAGAGAATCGTTACAGACGAACTTTCCATAGGTAAAACCAAAACTATCCTTCCCGGTTTCGGGAACATCCATATTTGACGATCGCCCCCAACTGGCAGGGTTTTCCGAATTGAGCATGTAGTTTGTTCTTTGCCCCTCAATAAGCAGGCCATCACGTTCAAATCGTGGCTCGTCAATGGCAGCCTCTGTCAGCACACCAGATTTATTAATATAGGTTGCTTTCGATGCGCGTTTAAACTTTACAACCTTATCGCCAGGCATCGTTATTTCATCATCACCAATAACAATCTTTTTATATGACGGCGAAAAGCCCGTAATCATATCCAGTGAATCGTTAAACGGTATCCACACATCGGGAAGCGGCTGCAAAACTTGTTTATACGGCTCCGCAGCCTGGCTTGCATACTCTCTGGCTGCGTCTTCACTTGCTTTTGCAGCCGTCTGGCTTGCTGCGGATGCTTTCGCCGAGTTAGCCGCCGCAGTCTCGCTCGCCTTTGCGTTGGTTTCACTGGTTTTTGCAGCTTTTTGACTGTTGGCTGATGCAGTGGCAGAAGCAGCCGCCGCGCTTGCAGAGCCAGCTGCAGCACTCTCGCTTTCGGCTGCTGCATCCTGACTGTTTTTCGCCGCAGTTTCGCTGGCTTTGGCATTCGTTTCGCTGGTCTTCGCTGCCGTCTGGCTGGACTTTGAGTTAGTTTCACTCGTCTTCGCAGCTTTCTGGCTGTTAGCCGCAGCAGTTGCTGATCCAGCTGCTGAAGTCGCAGAACCGGCTGCCGCGCTCTCGCTTTCGGCTGCTGCATTCTGGCTATTTTTCGCGGCAGTTTCACTGGCTTTGGCATTCGTTTCGCTGGTTTTCGCTGCCGTCTGGCTGGACTTCGCGTTGGTTTCGCTCGTCTTTGCGGCTGTCTCGCTGTTTTTCGCGTTGGTTTCTGATTTTTTGGCTGCTGTCGCGTAGTTTGCCGATGCAGTCTGCGAGGACGCTGCCGCCTGTGCGCTGTTAGCTGCATTCGTTTCTGAGGTTTTCGCCGCGTTCTTCGATGAAGCCGCTGCAGTTTCGGATTTCTTTGCCGCCGCTGCGCTCTGAGAGGCGGCTTCGGCGTTGCGTGCCGCTTCTTCCACCATTGCCTCAAAACGACGCAATGCCTCCGGCATGACATCATCTTCCGTCATGGCACCGAGAAAATCATTCAGCGTACCTGGTCTGGAACCTTCATAGACGGTAATGGTCCCGGCATGTGAAGGCGGAAAACCTTCAACCAGCAGGGTGACGCTGTACTGACCATACTCAACATCCATGCTGTAACGCCCGGCTTCATCCGGATTTTCAGAGGCCACCGTGTTCACCAGTACCGTGGTGCTGTTACGCTTTGCCTTCAGTTGAATAGTGCAGTTCTGTATTGGTTTTCCCGCACCATCTTTCAGCACACCTGAGATTTTTACTGCTGCCATATCCACTCCACAAAAAAGCCCGCCTGAACCGGCGGGCTGTCATAACACTGTGTTACCTGGCTAATCAGAACTTATAACCGACACCCACGATGAAACCGTCAGTGCGCCAGTCGCCACTGCCGGAGCCTTCATAAGCAATATCAATGGCCACGGATTCGGTCGGGTTAAACTGCACGCCAGCTCCCCACGCCAGAGACGTGTTGCTGTGGCGATCGTCATCACTTCCGGTCAGCACATCGTGCGTTTTCCCCTTGTTGTCAGTTACGCGGAGATAATCCCCGGAGAACGTCGAAACACGGCTGTAAGCCACACCTGCCATCGCATAAGCACTGAACCATTCATTCACGCGTACAGATGGCCCCGCCATCATGCTGAACCAGCGGTTACGCACTGAATCTTCATGCCAGCGGGTATCGCTGTAATGCGTTTTTTGCTCATCTTTGGCATTGGCATAACTGAATGACGTCACCAGCCCCAGCGTGTCCGTAAATTCATAACGGTATTTCACGTTAATGCCCTTCAGGTCATCACTGCCTGGCATATCAGTATGGGCCTGAAGATACCCGGCGCTTAGTGTGGACTGATGCTCTGCTGCGCTCGCTGGCGTACCAGCGGCAACCAGCCAGACTACTGCGGACAGAATAACAGCACATAATTTACGCATAATTACCTCTCGCTTTTCTGCAATAAAAAAGGCGTCATTTCTGACGCCCGTATTGGGGTTATAAAATTCAGCTGATACTGATGCCTGCGGTGGCTTTCTTCATCACCACAACCAGCAAATCGCTGATACTTGCTGTGGGATACCAGCCATTTACCCACCATGCTGATACCGAAAACTCCAGTGTCATTACGCCACTGCCTGCAGGCATATCAATAACACCCGTGTAAATCAGAGTATTATCCAGAGCCGTTCGGTTATAAATTTCAGCCCCGTTTTTCTTCACTATCAGGCGGCATGACGAATAAGTATCGCTATTCTCCCGTTCATGTCTGGCACCGCTGAAAGCCACCGCTGGAATAACAATTTGCCGGTCAAACGGCTGATCGTCATAAACCCTGACGGTAATGGTCCCTGATGGCCACCGTTCCGGTGCACGGGAGTCACGGGGGAAAGCTTTGCCCACTGTTTTAACGAGATCACCTTCAATCTGGTTGGCGGACAGTTTTCCCAGAACCCGACAGTTCTCGTTAATCGTGACGTTGTTGAGCGTCCCGGAGTTCGCATTCACGTTACCGCTGATATCGGCATTTTTCGCCGTCAGCCGCCCGTCCGGTGTCAGGGAAAATGCCGGAGGATTACCGCCGCTGGTAATGGTGGGAGCCGTCAGATATTTCAGGAACACTTCATTCATGTATATCTGATCGCCCTGCCCAACAAACATCGGCTTTGTGTTGCCATTCGCAGGATTAATCATCGCAATCCTGTCTGCCGCCAGCAGCACCTGACTCTGCATGCCGTCAGGGGTGTTTTCAATACCGGCACCAATACCCGCGATATAAAGGCGTCCGTCCTGCATCTGCTGCAGCTTCACAGCCCACATGCTGTTCAGGTTATTATTTGTATCAACCTGAACCTTCTGTATCTGCTGGATCGCTGCACTCTGGTCTTCCAGTTTCTTATTGACGGTCTGCGTGATTTCATTGCTGACACCCGTAATGGACGTCCTGATTTCAGCCAGGTCAGGCGCAAGCTGACCGTTATCAATCTGCGTCCACAACTCCTGAGCCAGATGGGTTTTCCCTATCTCTCCTTTGAAAAAATCCAGATAGCCGGATGCATCATCACTCGGCTGGCCAACAGCCTCCACGAATGCCGATTTGCCAACGGTGTTCACACTGCGGATGTAAAAATAATAATCATGGCCCGGCCTGATATTGATACTGGCAGCTATCCAGTACAGCGCCGTGCCAAGATAGCGGGCTGTGGTTTCAACCTGCCTGATATCCGCAATCCGCTTTTCCGAGAACCAGAACTCAAACTGTACCGTCGGGTCATAAACGGCAAGATGCGGCGTGGCGGTGATCTGAAAATAGCCCGGAGTCAGCTCAATCCGCGACGGCGCTGACGGTGCGGCAATCCGGAACGATACCGACGCCGGATCGCCCTGCTGCCCCCACGCATTTACTGCCCGGACTGTCAGCGTGTAACGCCCCAGCGCCAGTTGCCTGAAGCGGTATGTGGTTTCCGTCGTCCGGGCTGTGCTGACAAGCCGCTCACTGCCGTCATCCGCTGCCACGGTCAGGCGAAGCATAAAGCTCACCCCCTTCACCACCTTCGGCGTGTCCCATCGCGCCAGTACCTGATATTCCCCGCTGTCTGCGGTGACTTCGGCAGTCAGGTGCTGCACTGCTGGCGGCGTGACACCATTCACCGTGCCGCTCTGGTCACCGTCAAAGTGCGCCCCGTTATCCACGATGGCTTCTTTCTCCGGTACATGCTGCACGGCAGTGATGGCATACGTGCCGTCGTCGTTCTCACGGATACTCACGCAGCGGAACAGTCGCTGGCGCAGCGTCGGCAGCTTCAGACCCCACACGCTGTATCCGGCAACGCCATCAGGAACACGGCTCACTTTTACCTTCACGCCATCGGTGACGGACTGAACCTCCACGCTGACCGGATTGCCACTTCCGTCAACCAGGCTTATCAGCGTGGTACCGGAGGATGGCAGCGTGATTTCACGGTCGAGCGTCAGCGTCCGGGTCTGGCTGTTCACCGCCAGCACACGACCACCGGTGCTGATACCGGCATAGTCATCATCACAGATTTCAATAACATCGCCCGGTACATGGCGAAGCCCTTCTGCGCCGACGCTGAAATCCACGGTCTGCGTTTCCAGCAGTTCCGTTTTAATCAGCCACAGCCCGGCGCGGTGTGCCTGCCCCCGGCTGGTACAGCCAAAGGCATCCATCTTCGTGACGTTACGACCGTAACGGGCAATGGCCTGCGTGTCCTCCACAAGCTCTGTTGCCGTTTCCCAGCCGTTATCCGGGTCAATCCAGTTCACCTCAACGGCATTATGGCGGTCCTTCAGGGCGCTGAAGCTGTAGCGGAACGGCGCGCCATCATCCGGCATCACCACATTACTGCGGTTATAGGTCCACACCTTATCCGACGGTCGGTCCTGCACGAACGTCAGCGTCTGCCCGTTCCATACCGGCATACAGCGCATCGCCGAGCAGAAATCACTGAGCACATCCCACGCCTTGCGCTGTGTGGTCAGGTAAGCGTTACAGGTGATGCGCGGCTCCGTGCCGCCAAAACCGTCCGGCACCGACTGGTCGCAATTCTGGCCGATGACATACAGCGCCCATTTGTCCACATCCGCCGCACCGAGACGCTTCCCCATGCCGTAGCGCGGATGGGTCAGCATATCCCACAGACACCAGGCCATGTTGTTGCTGTATGCCGGTTTAAACGTCCCGTCCCAGATACCGCTGTATTGCCGCGTCTGCGGATTATAGTTCGACGGCACCTGCAGAATGCGCCCGCGAAGATGATAATTACGGCTCACCTGCTGGCTGCCGAACTGCTCCGAATCCACCTGCACGCCGACCAGTGCCGTGTTCGGGTAGCACTGTTTCACATCGATGATTTCGGTGTATGACGACCAGAGCGTTTTGTTCTGCAGCTGGTCTGTGGTGCTGTCCGGCGTCATTCTGCGCATCCGGATATTAAACGGGCGCGGCGGCAGGTTACCCACCACCACCGAGGCCAGATACTGCGAGGTGGTTTTGCCCTTAATGGTGATGTCTTTTTCCGTCACCCAGCCACCATTACGCTGTATCTGAACCAGCAGACGGACTTCCGACGGATTCCTGTCACCCTTTGAGGTGGTTTCCACCAGTGCCTGCACACCGAAGGTAAAGCGCAGACGGTCGATGTTTGCAGACGTGATGGTCCGGGTAATCGGCGTGTCGTACTTCACTTCCGTACCCAGCACCGTCTCGGAGCCGGAGGATTCAAATCCCTCCGGCGGTGTCTGCTCCTGCTCACCTGCCCGGAACACCACCGTGACGCCGGATATATTGGTATTCCCCTCACTGTCCAGCACCGGCGTACTGTTCAGCAGCACGCTTTTTAATCCATCCACCGGACCTTCAATCGGCCCTTCACTGATCGCATCAATCACGCTCAGTAACTGCGTGGATTTCAGGTTATCCTTCGCTTCGCGCGGGGTATGCCCCTTACTGCTGCCTTTACCCATTCGTCATGCTCCATAAACGACAAAACCGCCCGGAGGCGGTTTCACATAAAACATTTTGCATCAGCGACCAATCACCACAACCTGACCACCGTCCCCTTCGTCTGCCGTGCTGATCTCCTGAGAAACCACCCGCGACCCCACACGCATTTCACCGTACAGAACAGGCAGAACATTGCCCTGAGCAACCATGTTATCCAGTGAGGAAAAATAGGTGTTCTGTTTGCCGTTATCCGTTGTCTGTGTACGGGGAGTTCTGGCTTTCGGTGCCAGCATCTGCGCCACACCACCGAGCACCATACTGGCACCGAGAGAAAACAGGATGCCGGTCATACCACCGGCCCCAATGGCTGCCCCCCATGCTGCAAGGGTGGCTCCGGCAGTAAAGAATGATCCGGCAATGGCGGCAGCTCCCAGGACAATCTGGAATACACCACCTGACTTGGCCCCGGCGACTCTGGGAACAATATGAATCACAGCGCCATCAGGCAGAGTCTCATGTAACTGCGCCGTTAATCCGGACGTGCTGACATCCCGCCCGGCAATCCGTACCTGATACCAGCCGTCGCTCAGTTTCTGACGAAACGCCGGGAGCTGTGTGGCCAGCGCCCGGATAGCTTCAGCCCCCGTTTTCACACGAAGATCGATGCGGCGGCCAAATCGTTGCAAATCCCCGTAAAGGCAGATGCGTGCCATGCCCGGTGACGCCAGAGGGAGTGTGTGCGTCGCTGCCATTTGTCGGTATACCTCTCTCGTTTGCTCAGTTGTTCAGGAATATGGTGCAGCAGCTCGCCGTCACCACAGTAAATGGCGGCATGATTCGGCACCGATGAACCAAAGCAGCACAGCAGCACGTCGCCAGGCTGCGCCTCTGTCAGTGCGACACGGTAAAAACCAGTCGCCTCCATATTGTCAAGATAGAGATTCTGACCGTGACGCCACCAGTCATCCCCGCGATGAAAATCCGGCATCTCAATCCCCGCCAGATGGTAAGCATCCCGGAACAGCGTGTAACAGTCCGTCACCCCGTGCTCAAAGCGCCGCCCGGTAAGATGCGGCACACAGCGGAACTTGTGAATCGCCCCCCGGCAGACCAGCCACCACGGCAAATCACTCTGCACCTGCAGCCGCCGGTCAGCCTCACTCAGCCAGGGCAGACCACCGGGATGACTGTGGACCAGCGCCACAATCTCACCCTGCATTTCTGCCTGCAGCCAGTCCTCCGGAGCCATCCGGAAATAATCCTCCGGCTCACCGGAAATATTCACGCAGGGAAAATATCTTTCCCCCTCCGGCGTTCTCACCACGAAGCCGCACGACTCCGCTGGCGCACATCGCCGGGCGTGCGCCAGAATCGCTGATTCTGTCTCTGTCATGGGATTTACTGCGAAAGTTTGTTAATGGAAAGGAAACCGCCAAAGTTGCCGACGTTATTGCGGAACTTACAGCCGCTCAGACATTTGCTGCATTTATCCTTCGTGATATCGGACGTCGGCTGGTCATATTCATCCGCGACCGCCGGACCGTGATAACCGCACTCATCACCGCGATAGGTCCAGGTGCAGGTGTTGGCCAGCATGATACGTCCCGGAAAAACAGCACCATCCGTTTCCGTCGGAGTAGACAGCACAAAGGCCGCGCTAACCGCGTTCAGTTCGCTGCACTGCTCGATGCGCCAGCGGCTGATCACCTCCTGCTCCGGATCGGCTTCGCTGTTTCCGTTGACGAAGTTCACCGCATCCAGAAAACGGGCGTAAACCTTACGCCGGACCACCGTTCCGCCGACCAGACTCTGCAGATCTTCCGCCATCCCGGTGACCACACCGTACAGGTTAGAAACCGTCAGCGTGGGGCGCGTACTGGTGCCTTTGCCATTCAGTTCAAAACCACTCCCCTGAATGGGATACGGCTGATACTGTCGCCCCTGCCAGGTGACCGGCTCACCTTTTTCGTTCTGCTCATTACAGAAAAAATAACGTTCTCCACCGACCTCTGTCAGGTCGATTTCCCAGAGCACCACGCTGGCCGACTGCTCCGCGCGGGTGCATTCATTCAGTGTTTCCTGCCGGATATCCTGCATCAGTTCACCACCTGTTCAAACTCTGCGCTGAACTCAACACGCAGCATACTGACCCGCGACGACCATTTTGCGCAGGTCACCTTTATCTGCCGCCACTCATAAGGCGGCGTCCACAGAAAGGCTTTCCAGCCCCCGTGCTCTTCCAGAAACGACTCCAGTACCGTGGCCTCCCAACGGGGGACAGAAAGCGTCACGCTGTACGTTTTCAGGTTGGCATTCAGCCCGGCAGGCGCTCGCTGGGAATAGCCATCACCAAAGCGCACCTTTCTTACAGAAGGGGCCGAAGCCACATCCATACCGGGTTTCACTTTCCAGCGGAAGGTTTTCATCGTCCACCTCCGGAGAACAGGCCACCATCACGCATCTGTGTCTGAATTTCATCACGGGCACCCTTGCGGGCCATGTCATACACCGCCTTCAGAGCAGCCGGACCTATCTGCCCGTTCGTGCCGTCGTTGTTAATCACCACATGGTTATTCTGCTCAAACGTCCCGGACGCCTGCGACCGGCTGTCAGCCATGCTGCCCGGTGTACCGACATAACCACCGGTGGCATAGCCGCGCATCAGCCGGTAGAGATTCCCCACGCCAATCCGGCTGGTTGCCTCCTTCGTGAAGACAAATTCACCACGGTGAACAATCCCCGCTGGCTCATATTTGCCGCCGGTTCCCGTAAATCCCCCGGTCGCAAAATGGAATTTCGCCGCAGCGGCCTGAATGGCTGTACCGCCTGACGCGGATGCGCCGCCACCAACAGCCCCGCCAATGGTGCTGCCGATACTCCCGACAATCCCCACCATTGCCTGCTTAAGCAGAATTTCTGTCATCATGGACAGCACGGAACGGGTGAAGCTGCGCCAGTTCTGTTCACTGCCGGTCAGCATCGCCGCCATATTCTGTGCAATACCATCAAAGGTCTGCGTGGCAGCACTTTTTACCTGCGACATACTGTCCGTGGCGCTCTCTTCCCACTCACTCCAGCCGGACTTCAGGCCTGCCATCCAGCTCCCGCGAAGCTGGTCTTCAGCCGCCCAGGTCTTTTTCTGCTCTGACATGACGTTATTCAGCGCCAGCGGATTATCGCCATACTGTTCCTTCAGGCGCTGTTCCGTGGCTTCCCGCGCTGCCTGCCGGTCAGTCAGCCCCCGGTTTTTTGCATCAATGGCGGCCCGTTTTGCCCGTTGCTGCTGTGCGAATTTATCCGCCTGCTGCGCCAGCGCATTCAGGTGCTCCTGATACGTAACCTTATCGCCAAGTGCAGCCAGCTGGCGCTTGTACTCCAGCGTCTCGTCTTTATGCGCCAGCAGGGATTTCTCCTGTGCAGACAGCTGGCGACGTTGCGCCGCCTCCTCCAGTACCGCGAACTGATTCTCCGCCTTCCACAAATCCCGGCGCTGCTGGCTGATTTTCTCATTCGCTCCGGCATGCTTCTCCAGCGTCCGGAGTTCTGCCTGAAGCGTCAGCAGGGCAGCATGAGCACTGTCTTCCTGACGCTCTCCTGCAGACACCTTCACGCCGGACTGCTTCGGCTTTTTCAGTGTCGCTTCATAGTCCTTTTTCGCCGCCGCCATCAGCGTGTTGTAATCTGCCTGCAGGATTTTCCCGTCTTTCAGTGCCTTATTCAGTTCTTCCTGACGGGCGGTATATTTCTCCAGCGGCGTCTGCAGGCGTTCGTAAGCCTTCTGCGCCTCTTCGGTATATTTCAGCCGTGATGCCTCAGACTCGGCCCAGTCCTTTGCTGCCATCTCTCTGGCCTTTTCAAGATCGGCCTGCAACGTGGCGGCTGAAAGCCCAAGTTGCGCATTCGCTCTGTCCTCCCATGCTCCCCGGAGATTAGCAAGAAATGCGGATGTTTTACCGCGCCGGTGGCTCCGGCTCTGATACCACTGCCATTTTTTGTCCGCCTCATCAAAAGCCTTTTCTGCTTTCTCCAGCATTTCCCGGGCAGTGTCCGGGCGACCAATATCCAGCACCGAATCCCACATGGATTTGAATGCCCGCGCTGTCCTGTCTGCCCAGGTCTCCAGCGTGCCCATGTTCTCTTTCAGGCGGCGGGTCTGGTCATCAAACCCTTTCGTTGCGGCCTCGTTCGCCGCCTGCAATGCCCCTGCCTCATCGCCGGAACGCTGCAACTGAGCGACATACGCAATCTGCTCCGCCGTCACGTTATGGAACTGGCGTGCCATCGCCGTCAGCCCCGACGTCGGGTCTGCGGTCAGCTTCCCGAAGGCTTCAGCGACCTTGTCCACCTCCACGCCGGATGCAGAGGAGAAACGCGCCACACTCTGGCTGATGGATGCAATCTGAGCCTCACCGCTTACTCCCGCCTTAACCAGTGCGCTGAGTGACTCGCTGGTCTGGTTAAACGTCAGCCCTGCCGCCTGCCCGGCTCTGGACAGGACCAGCATACGATCTGCCGTCAGTCCTGCCTGATTACCGGAAAGGACCAGCGTTTTGTTGAAATCGGACAGGGTTGAGTTGCCCTGATACCAGGCATACGCCAGCGCACCGGTCGCCACCGCCAGCGAGGTGGCCCCGACCATCGGCAGGGTGATCGCACCGGCAAGCCCCCTGAACATGGGGATCATCCCGCCGAAGGAGTCCTTCACCTGACCACCCTGTTGCAGCAGGATCAGCCACGGACTTTGCCCGCCTGCAAGCTGCGTGGCCACGTCGGTGAACTGTGCAGGCAGCATACGCATGGCGGCTTTATACTGCCCGACGGAAATCCCCGCTTTCTGTGCAGCCAGCGCCTGTCGGCTCAGCGACTGTTCAACGACTGCCGCTGTTTTTTTCGCATCACTTTCCGTACCGGAAAAATGACGCCTGACTCTGGCCATCTGCTCGTCAAACCTGGCCGCATCCAGACTTAAATCAACGACCAGATCGCCTACCGGTTCAGCCATACCGGACTCCTCCTGCGATCCCTTCTGATACTGTCATCAGCATTACGTCATCCTCCGTCATTTCAGCCACATCCGGGGAAGCGCGGATAACTTCATTCCCGTCCGGACCAAAGCGGACGCCTCCGGCAAGCCCTGCCGCTTTCTGCATCAGCACATCATCTTCAGGCTCTTCGTCAGCCTCACGCCGGTTCAGCAGACTGAAATCCAGCGGATGCATATCCGGATCGCTGAAAAACAGGCTGAGTACGGTGTACGTCAGCCCGGAAAAGTGCATATCCAGCAGAACATCATGAAAATAATGGGTACTGTAAAAGCGGTGCCAGTCGGCGTACTCCGTGGATGACATCCCGGCAAGCATGGCGCGCCAGTCGGGTCGCCCCATCTCTCGCGCCAGTTTCAGGGCAAAACTCAGCTCACCGTCGAACACTTTCCCGCAGAAACAGGCTCTGCAGGCCCGGCGTCATCTGCCTGTTCAGGAGCATCATTCACCACAAACTCATACATACCGGACAGCCGGTACACCACGTTTTCAGCATGAGAAATTGCCTCTGTGGGCCAGGTGGTAAGCACTTCCTGCTCAATCTGCGTAACGGCTTCATTCATGGACGGCTGCTTTGTCTTCTGTGGATGGTTATGCCACAGGGACATCGCCACCACAAAAGCACCGGTTCTGATGGCGTCTTCCACAGTAAACTTCCGGTTGCTGTCTGACTCCGCCTGTTCTGCCTGCCGTTTCATCAGGGCGAGATGCTCAATACGCTGCAGGGCTGACAGTTCAGAAAGCGTGACGGTCACGCCGTTATGTTCAAATGATTCGGTTTTCAGGAACATCGCTGATTCTCCGGATTAACTGGCGGTGACGGTGATTTCTGCAACCGCAGCAAACTCACCATTACCGGATACGACCGGAATGTTGACCTTGCCTGCAGCAACGCCTTTCACGGTGATGGTCATACCACTGACCGACACGGTGGCTTTTGTTTTATCCGCAGACACCGCACGGAAGCTCTTGTCGGTTGCGCCTTCCGGCTGGAATGCCACGGTCAGCGTCGTGCTCTGCCCTTTCACCACCGAGGTGCTGGCAGGCGTCACGGTCATGCCGGTTGCCGCTGTTACCGTGCTGCGATCTTCTGCCATCGACGGACGTCCCACGTTGGTGACTTTCACCGTGCGGGTGATCACTTCCTTCGCCGTCACCGCCTTACCGATACTGCTGACCCAGCCGCGGAACACATCGACCGTGCCGTTCGGGAAGCGGATTTTATAGGCACGGGTATCACCTTCATTAAACCACGCCAGCAGCGCCTGCTGCCCCTGCTCTCCGGGCATCCACGCCAGCGTGAAGCTGGTATCTCCGGCGGATTTCTGCCCCTGTCCGGTCGCAGTCCAGTCCGCATCTTCATCATCGAGATAGCTGTCGTCATAGGACTCAGCGGTAAGTTCGCCGGGCGTCAGGTCTTTAACCTTTGCCAGACGCGACCAGTCAACGTCTGAAAGCGGATTTGCGTAAGGGTCGCCGCTCCCGTTATAAACCCACAGTGTGGTCCCGGCCCCTTTCACCGGTGCCAGAGGATTTGGTGTTGGCATATCGTCCTCACATTTCATAGGTAATGACATAAGTCAGATCGGCTGAACTCCACAGGCCCGCATCATCGTCGCGCCGGTAGTCATAGCCACTGGCCACCATACTGGTGATCAAATCTGACAGTGCCGGGATATCGCTCATCACCGGATAAATCCGGGACTCCATCCACGCATCCAGCTCTGAATCCGGCACCTGAGCAGGCAGGAAAACTTCAATATGCAGCTCCGCCTGCCAGGTATCGCTGTCCAGCTCTTCGCCCGTGTATTCAGCGCCGGTGAGATAAACGGCAACTGCCGGAAAATCCGCCTCATCAAAAACAGCGGGGCGACCATCAAAAAACGTCGCCCCGGTGTCATGCTTCTCCAGTGCATCCAGTACGGCTGCACGGATATCAGTATGTTTCATCGCTTTATTACCATCCTAAGTTGATGCTGCAGCGCATAGCCCAGCTCTTTCGGAAGACGTTCACGCCGTATCTGCTCAATATTCTGTTTAAACGCCGTGGTCAGCGGCACCGCCATCGGGATTTTCACCACATCAATGGGGTAACGGTTTTTCCCGGCCACACGCTGCATGACATGCCACCGCCCATTTTTCAGTTGCTGAATAAACGCGCCGGGAATACGACGGTTTCCCACCACAAGCACGCTGCCGCCACCTTTCAGGGATGAACGCTGCCCCTTTTTACGACGCCTGCGTCGGGACAGGACAATCCGCGCGTTACCCAGCTTTATTACGGGCAAATCCCCCCGGTTAACCTTGATTCTGGCCTGCGGATTTTTGACCGTGGCCCTTTTCAGCCTGGCCCTTTCCTTTACCAGTTTCCGGCGTACCCTTGTCTCACGGGCAACCTGTGCCGCCGACTGCGATATGGCTGATGAAGCAACGCGGTTAATGGCCATTGCTGACGCACCGGGCACCGCAGTTCTGCTGATACGACTGAGGTTTTCAACGGCCTGCTCAAGACCTTTTATGGCCATACATCCCCCTTTCAGCGGCGACGGTTAACGGCAGGCGGTACGCCACGCCCAAGCCAGAGATGACAGCTTCCGCCATCATCCGGCGAAATCCGGTCTATCCAGAAGTTTTCCTCACCGATGGTCAGCGTGTCGCCGCGCCGCAGCTGCCGCACATCATCAGTCCGGACAAACAGGGACGGGCTGGAGCCTTCAACACGCACGCCCTGTCCGGCATAGCTGATATTTTCAGGATCATCAAAAACACCACGTATCACAGCACCGGACTGCTCACCGGATGTCATGGTGACTGACGTTCCCATGTACCCGCGTATCGTTTCATCGGCGCGGGCAATGGCAGCATCGAACAGGTTATCGAAATCAGCCACAGCGCCTCCCGTTATTGCATTCTGGCCAGACCACGTTCTGTCATTTCAGCTGCCACACCGGCAGAGACACGGAACGCCGTTCCCGGCAGCGCAAATGCCACAGCCTCATCCCGCGTGGCGTGAAGTGCATCAGTATGCAGCGTCACCAGTGCCACAACCGTGACCAGATCAGCCGTATCAGTCACGGTATCCGGCTGCGCTGATATCACCTCATTTTCATGTCCGGTCAGCGCATTTTCCGGGCTGACAGATGTGTCCTGACCGGCATCGTCATCCGTGTCATCAAGCTCCTCTTCCAGCTCTGCCACACGGAGTGCCAGTTCTTCTTTCGTCCCCGTCAGGCTGACATCACGGTTCAGTTGCTCACCCAGCACCTGAAGACGGGCAATCAGTTCATCTTTCGTCATGGACTCCTCCACAGAGAGAAAATGGCCCCGAAGGGCCATGATTACGCCAGTTGTACGGACACGAACGCATCAGGGTCAGCCAGCAGCATCAGCGGTGCTGACTGAATCATGGTGAACTCACGCGCCGGATCGCCGGTGGTCACCCAGTTTTTCGGGTAGCGGGCAGAGGCGTTAATACCTTCGCGCTGTGCGTCCGCATCCTGAATGCAGCCATAGGTGCGCAGACCGCGTGCCTGAGTGTTCCCCAGCACCATCGTGTTGTCCGGCAGGAAGTTCTTTTTGACGTCGTTTTCCACGTACTGTCCGGAATACACGACGATCGCCGTATCGCCATACATCCCCTTATAGGACACCGCTTCGCCCAGGTCTTTTACCGCTGTCTCCAGCTCGGAATTAGAGCCGCGACGGGTATCCAGCTTCTCCTTGACGGCTTTGAAGGAACGGAACAGCGCCCAGCCTTTCGGATCAAACACGATGATATTCACCACACCGCTGGCGTTCAGCGCGTAGGCTTCGATATCGTCGGTCGGGTCATACGTGGACTTGTCACGCTTGCTCCACTCCGTGCCGCCGGACTGCGTGATGTTGTTGGCCGCACTGCGGCCCATATCCACCTCAACCGGATCGAAGGCTTCACCGGTCATGGTGTATTTGCCCTTAAGCACGGCAGAAACGGCCTGCATCTCTTCGACCTGAGCAATGGCCAGCTCTTCGTCTCGCATGTTCTGCATGATGATGCGACGGCGGCGGTAAGCCGGGTCAGCCAGGTTCTGCGGATCTTCATCCGGCAGGCGACGCAGGGTCATCTGCGGATTCACCTCATGCTTCGGCTTGACATATCCCGGTGTAAATTCAGAGGTGGAGCCGCCACGGGAGCGGATAACCTCACCGGAAACAATCGGCGAAACGTACAGCGCCATGTTTACCAGTCCCGGAATTTGTGAGAGATAGACTTTCTCCGTAGTGAAGGGATAGCTCTCACGGAAAAAGAGACGCAGAAACAGCGGATCAAACTTAAATTTCTTCTCATTTGCCGCCAGCAGCTGGGCGGTTGTGTACATCGACATAAAAAAATCCCGTAAAAAAAGCCGCACAGGCGGCCTTTAGTGATGAAGGGTAAGGTTAAACGATGCTGATTGCCGTTCCGGCAAACGCGGTCCGTTTTTTCGTCTCGTCGCTGGCAGCCTCCGGCCAGAGCACATCCTCATAACGGAACGTGCCGGACTTGTAGAACGTCAGCGTGGTGCTGGTCTGGTCAGCATCAACCGCCAGAATGCCAACGGCAGTACCGTCGGTGGTGCCATCCCACGCAACCAGCTTACGGGTGGAGGTGTCCAGCATCAGCGGGGTCATTGCAGGCGCTTTCGCACTCAATCCGCCGGGCGCGGTTGCCGTATGTGCCGGGTCACTGTTGCCCAGCGGCTGGTAATGGGTAAAGGTTTCTTTGCTCGTCATAAACATCCCTTACACTGGTGTGTTCAGCAAATCGTTAACGGCATCAGATGCCGGGTTACCTGCAGCCAGCGGTGCCGGTGCCCCCTGCATCAGACGATCCAGCGCAGTATCACTGCGCGCCTGTGCACTCTGTGGTGCTGCGGCCAGAATGCGGCGGGCCGTTTCCACGGTCATACCGGGGGTTTCAGCCAGCACGCGGGCCTGTTCTTCGCGTCCGTGAGCCTCCTCACAGTTGAGGATCCCCATAATGCGGCTGTTTTCTGCCGCAACCGCAGCGGTGATCTGCGCGTTCACGTCCGGCTGCGCCGCGCTGGCGTTTTCGCCCTCCGTCGCTGGCATCACGTCAGTAACGTCAGCCTGCGAAGCAGTGGCTGAAACAGTTGTTGATTGGGTCTCTTTGGTCATTCGCCCTCCTGAGAGACGGGATTTACGTGCATCCAGTGCATCACGCATGACGGTGATCGCATCGGTGCTGTTAACAAGTTCATCAGCCAGTCCGGCATCAATGGCCTCCTGACCGCTGTACACTGCAGCCTCGGTATCCAGAACAGCCTGCACGGACAGGCCGGTATATGCCGACACCTTCTGCGCAAACATCCGGCGGGTTGCATCCATCCGGGACTGCAGTGTCTCCCGGACGTCATCCGGAAGATGGCTGTAGGGGTTGCCATCCACCTTATGGCTGCCGCTGTAAATCAGCGTGATTTCCACCCCCTGTTTCTCCAGCGCAGCACCGTAATTACTGTGAGCCATCATGACGCCGATGGAGCCTGTCCGGGCGGTCTGCGTGACCAGACGCCGGGAGGCGGCACTGGCAAGCAGCTGACCTGCACTGCAGTTCATGTCGTTGGCCAGCGCCCACACAGGTTTTATGTCACGCACACGGGCGATGATGTCAGCGCAGTCAAATGCCCCCGCCACCATCCCGCCGGGCGTGTCCATATCAAGCAGAATGCCGTCCACCATCGGATCGCTGGCAGCCTGTTGCAGACGGGCGATAATGCCGTTGTAACCGGTCATCCCCGAATACGGCTGCAGCGCCCGCGTCCGGCTGACCAGCGTGCCGGACACCGGCAGCACGGCGATGCCGTTCATGACCTGATAACTGCGGGCCTGTCGTGGTCCGTCATCATCAACGGATAACGCCAGCGTCGCGGGTGCCTCTCCGGCAGTCAGGCTGTCACCGGACACCGCATCCGTCAGGCGGCTGATCCCAAGCTGGCCTGCAAGCGCACAAAAGAAAACCCGCGCATAGGCGGGTTCAAGCATCAGCGGCTCATTAAAGGCCATGCTGGCAATATGCGGGAGATTACGCAGCTCTGCTGTCACTCTTCTCCTCCTCTGTTGATTGTCGCAGCCCGGATTCAAATGCCGCAGCCGCCCAGGCGGGCGGTTTAAGACCGGCTGCGCGGCGCTCCATCGTTTCACGGACCTGCTGGGCAAAAATTTCCTGATAGTCGTCGCCGCGTTTTGCGCACTCTTTCTCGTAGGTGCTCAGTCCGGCTTCTATCAGCATCACCGCTTCCTGTACTTCTTTCAGACCATCGATGGCCATACGACCGGATCCTATCCAGTCACAGTTCCCCCAGGCGCTGCGGGCTTCCTGAAAGCTGAAACGCGCTTTTGAAGGTAACGTCACCACGCGGCGAACGATGGCCTCTTCCAGCCAGCACAGAAACATCTGGCTCGCCTGACGGGATGCGACGAATTTTCGCCGCCCCATAAAGTACGCCCACGACTCGTTCGCGCTGGCCCGTGCCGTGGAGTAGCTCATCTGGGCGTAATTCCGGGAAAGCTGCTCATACGAGACACCCAGCCCGGCAGCGATATACCGCAGCAGTGACTGCTCAAACACGGAGTAGCCGTTATCCGTGTCCTGAGCCGTCTGCAGGTTCAGTGAGTCACCCGGCATCAGGTGCGGCACTTTTGCGCCTCCCAGACGGACCGGTGCTGCGGCGTAATACGCGGCAATTTCACCAATCCAGCCGGTCAGTCTTTCCCGCTGCTCCTGGCTGTTCGCGCCCAGAATAAAATCCATCGCTGACTGCGTATCCAGCTCACTCTCAATGGTGGCGGCATACATCGCCTTCACAATGGCGCTCTGCAGCTGCGTGTTCTGCAGCGTGTCGAGCATCTTCATCTGCTCCATCACGCTGTAAAACACATTTGCACCGCGGGTCTGCCCGTCCTCCACGGGTTCAAAGACGTGAATGAACGAGGCGCGACCGCCGGGTAACTCACGGGGTATCCATGTCCATTTCTGCGGCATCCAGCCAGGATACCCGTCCTCGCTGACGTAATATCCCAGCGCCGCGCCGCTGTCATTAATCTGCACACCGGCACGGCAGTTCCGGCTGTCGCCGGTATTGTTCGGGTTGCTGATGCGCTTCGGGCTGACCATCCGGAACTGTGTCCGGAACAGTCGCGACGGGCTGGTATCCCAGGTGGCCTGAACGAACAGTTCACCGTTAAAGGCATGCATGGCCACACCTTCCCGAATCATCATGGTAAACGTGCGTTTTCGCTCAACGTCAATGCAGCAGCAGTCATCCTCGGCAAACTCTTTCCATGCCGCTTCAACCTCGCGGGAAAAGGCACGGGCTTCTTCCTCCCCGATGCCCAGATAGCGCCAGCTTGGGCGATGACTGAGCCGGAAAAAAGACCCGACGATATGATCCTGATGCAGCTGGATGGCGTTGGCGGCATAGCCGTTATTGCGTACCAGATCGTCTGCGCGGGCATTGCCACGGGTAAAGTTGGGCAGCAGTGCTGCATCCACACTTTCACTCGGTGGGTTCCACGCCCGCAACTGCCCACCAAATCCGCTGCCACCGCCGTGATAACCGGCATATTCACGCAGCGATGTCATGCCGTCCGGCCCCAGAAGGG